TTCGTTTAGTGCTGTCATATCTTTGGTAGCACTAAGAATAGTAGTAACTGAAGGAAGACTTTCTCCGTCAGGAGTTAGATATACTCGTTTACGAGTTACAGGATCATTGACCTGAGTACAGTTTTTATATTGAAAACGTTCAACGAATGGGGGAGGAGTGTATTGTGTCATCCTGTATATATTACAGGATTATTTTGTATTTGTCAAATCTGGGGTGTAGCCTGTGATTTGGCTAACTGCCCTGCGGCGGCAGAGGCTGCTGTTTGATCCACTGCTGCTTGGCTGTCTTCTGGACCTTTGGTACCGTCGCCTTTTGGTTCTTCGTTTGGTGCTCCAGGTACATTAAGTTCTATGCCTTTGTCGTTGAAATTCTTAACTAAATTTTGAATAGCAGGACTAGCATCATACATGGCTTTGAATGTTTCGTAATCAGCAGATACTTCAAATCCGTTGCTTCTAAGGATCTGTTGTAGTCCATTCCAATTTAGTTTTGCTGGTGCTTTTTTTGATGCTGCTCGTCCAATATAGTTGCGAAGAACCATAACGAATTTGTCTACACCGTCATCACCTGCAAATTCAAAAAATCTCATCCTAGGCTCGCTAATTGTTTTCTAGCATCTGCTAATTGTTGTTCAAGTTGTTTGATTTGATCTTGAATTTGTTTTTTCTGGTCAGCCCGTTGTTTAACCATTGTGGCTGCTTGTTGAGGATTTATGCCCCCTGGCGCTTGTCCTGATTGTGCAGGAGGTTGTGCTTGTCCTGGTGCTGGTGCAGATCCAGGGGCAGCCGGTGCTAGTGCAGGTGCAAGTTCTTTGACCTGTAAAAAGTCACCGGCATTGATAAAATCTGTAAATCTCATTATCCTGCTAGAACTTTAAGTAAACGACTTTGATAATTAATAGATTCTCTCTGCTCACGACCTGCAGTTTCTAATCCACCTGCTGCTGCATCAGCAGCGCCAAACTCGTCGTCTGCTTCTGGTGCTAGTGGCTCATCAGCAGGCATGTTCATTTCATCTGGTGCTGCCGCAGGCATGTCATCTTCAGCACCTGCTTCTGGTTCAGCACCAAGCATACCTGCTGCTTGTTCTTCGCCGGTAAGTTGACGTACACCTGTGGATAATGTTTCGCGTGTGGTCTTGAGATTTTCTAATGCTTGCTGAATGGCTGGAGCAACTGCTGAAATAAAATTCTTAGCCTGCTCGGATCCCATTTCGTCACGGATAGAATCACCTAATTGCAATAAGGTATCGTTCTCCATGCCAGAAAGTTCTTCAATCCAACGACCTACTCTATCTACCATTGTTTTTGCTGTGACGATAGCACTGGCCTGTTGTACTTCGCCTTCCTGTAATGTTGCCATTTCTTCTCCTTGGGGTTCTTGTTCTGTGGCTTCTGATAATTCTTCTTCGTCTTCCACTGTGAATTCTTCTCTCTCTGCTATTTCACTGTTGATAGCATCTAAAATCCACTGTGCTTGATGAAAAGCATCATTTTCTAAATTTTCGTTAAATCCTGAACTGCTACGCATCTGGCTTACTTGGGTGCGTAGTTTGTTTCTAGCATCCTGTAATTGGTGTAGATCAAAATTTTCTAGGTTTACTCGTTTACCAAACATCTTTAATAAACTTTCATTTAGCCTTTGGCTTGATCTGTTAATTGCAAATAGGTCTGTTGTTTTCATATTGTCAAATCCGGATTTATGATATATTTATTCAATCGCCTGCCAAAGCCCTAGCAATATTTTTGGCATTTTCTGCTCTATCTCTACTTACACAATATCTAGAATACAGCATATCGGCTCGATCATAGTCTTTTTTATCTAGGGCTTTTTGATACTGTGAACGTAATATCTGACTATCTACAAACCATTTACCGTACTCCTGATCAGCATCATAGAGTTTCTTTGCTTGGACACTGGTAGGATTTTCATGACTGATATTGGCTAATTTGATAGCAGTAGCGTTTAGATAAACGTTTACATACAGCATGTCATTTCTTTTTTTAATATGTTTGATATTCCCTTCGCTGATAATCAATACATCGCCTACAAGGATACCTTCCTCTGTTCGCACAGGGAGAATTTGATTCTTTTGTAGTAATCTTTTTTGCGCTGAGTTTACAAACTGCTCGAGACGCTTAGAAATATCAGTCATAAAAAAAGGGTCTTATGACCCTTATTTAACTGCGTATATTTTAGATACCTAAGAACTTGACAATCATTGGAAAATTAATTGCGCCACTCCAACCTGCACCTGCAACAAACGCTGCTCCTATCATACCATACAGCATTAATTTATCTTTGGCCTTTTCCACATCTGCAACTTTGCCAGCCAGTTCATTGTGTTGTTTCGTTGATTCTTCACGCATGACCGCTAGAGTTTGCGTTAGTGTGTCTCTAGTATTGTCTAAGCAATCGTGCATGTCTTTGACTCCTATCTTTAGGTCGTCAATCTTTTCGTCTATGTGCTGTACTTTTGTCTCAAGTACGCCGACTCGCTCTACCACTGTGGCCATTTAGGCTATCTCCTGTATATTAAGTCAAGGTCCGCTCCGGACATGTGCCTAAGTTAGAATGCCTAATTATTTGCCTTTGTAAATTTTATTTATCCAATTTAGTTGATCTTAGATATCCAGATGTTTTGCTTGTCGCCTCTGGTTTGAAATGCCGGTGGCATCAGTTCTACTGTGTTATTTAATTGATCTATCACAGGAACACCGTGTATGTCTTCTTTTACTAGAAAAACCGGATCATTGTCTTTGAGAAACACACTGTATCTTTCTGTAACGAATTCCCAAGTCCAATAGGTGCCTGCACCTTCTATAGGATCAGGAAATCTACCATCATGCTCTTTGGGATCCTGATCCCAATCAATGTTGGCTCTAATCCCAATGGCCTGTATAAGGCTGTTAAAATTAGCCTGTTGTCCAATTTTTACTTTGTCGTGTTCTGATCTAGAAGCGCGGCTTCTAGTTATATCAACAAGGGAAATAATTCTGTAGCGTTCCATAATATGCTACTATTTACAACAATAAAAAAAGGGCGGAATAAATCCGCCCCCACTTCCCATCCCTAGGAAATTTTTAATTAGGTCTGTAAACCAACAAAAGTTGTTGGGTTAGTTACAGTCAATGTACCGCCGCCTGTGAATGTCCATACACCTGAAGAAGTGACAGAACCTGCACCAACGATACGACCTAAACGTGTTGCAACTGTGTCAACATCAAGTGCGTGACCGTCACCAATAAATGCCAACTCAAGACCGTTAGCCTTCATTTGCATTAAAGCGCCTGTTGTACCAATTTCGTCAGTTAAAAATGCTGCAGATGTAGCATCACGTGCTGTTGCAACGCCGCTGTTATTCAAAACACACTTGAATAGTTTTAGTTGTAGGGTACTTTGTAGTGTACCTAATGCCACTGCTGTGGGGTTTACTCTTGTTACTGCTGCCATGATATTTTCTCCTTATCTCTAATATCTCAGTCCCGCTCCGGGACCGGCATTAGTATTTATATTTTGGAAGAAAAACCAAGCGGATTGATGCGTTAATCGGCTCTAAATGGAGTCCAACGATCTCTAGGCACTAGTTTTACAGCGTCTTTGGTGCTGACATAACCTTCGCCACCAGGCTTTCCTCCGGTGTTAGCAGTGATGTCTCCTTCGGCTTGATCTAATTCAGCAATAACTTCATTCTTGGCCTTCATTAGTTCTGCTACTAGTATAAACAAAGAATCCATTACTCCTGCGTTGGCAACATTTAAATCTGAGATTTTTTTCTGTTTGGGTGCAGAAACCTTAGAAGTTGATAACCATTCAAAGAAAGATTTAGTGTTAATATTATCTAAGGCTTTGGCCTTGCTTTGTGCGTTGACAAATGTGTAGATAGTATTTTGTAAATCACTTAGGCCTGCTTGTGGAGCCAAAAGTCGATCTATCTTAGCACCGTTGGTATTGACTATTTTTTCTATCTGTGATAGATTGTCAGCATTTACGGCGGGCCTATGGCTGATGTAAGTTTGTCCAAATACTGCTAATTGAGGATTACTTGAAAACATGTCTGGATCTGCAAAATCCTCTCCACCCTTGTCTCCAAAGTAATCATATTTTTTATGTGCGGCTACTGCTATTTTGGCTTTGCTAAGTCTTTGACCCACAGGGCTAGTGGCTTTAACTGCATAGGTAGTTTGATTAGGAGTGAACATTAATTTGCCGTCACCGCCGTTATAAGGCTTGCCTGGATGAAATAAGATATCACCGTAAATGTAGCCTCGGAAGTCTGCGGGAGTTGCTTTTTCAAAGATTGCCCACATAGCCGCCATATCACCAGCAAACTTGGCACGCCATTCCTCACCTTTGCCTCGACTCATGATAAACTGTTTAAGTTCTTCTGGACTGCTAGACTTACCTTCTTCTCGTCCCCAGTTGTTTTTGCCAACCATACGGAATGAACCGTCTTCTTCTCTACCCCAATACACCGTAGGATTTCCGTCCCACTTGATGGAAATCTTAGATGCTGGCTGCGCTAGATCTTTTAGAACCTGAACAGCACGTTTAGCACCGTTAGGTTCTGTGAATACTAGATCTTCTAGGTGGTTGAACTCTCTACCTACTTTTTTAGGTACAGGAGTTTCATTTTCTAATAATAATTCCCAGGCTCTCATTTTACAATATCTATAATTTTGCGCATCCAACTAGGACTGTTTGGTGTGTAGTGTTCTAGGGCTTCTTTCTTAGGAAGTTCTATACCACTACGTCCTAGAGTTTCCTGTGCTGCGGAAATTAGTTCTTCATAGTTGGGCAACTTTTTAATGTAGTTAATGATAGTTTCAACTGAACGTATATCTTTAATCGTAGCAGTTTGTCCTAACAACTGTTTAGCAATTACATTCCAATCATCGCCATTAGGCACAGTTTCATTAGTTTCTGGATCTACTAGGCCGTTCTTGGGACTGTACTTCATACCCCTAGCACGAGCAATTGAACTTAACAATATGTGTCGATGCTCTCCGCGATAAGGACTGTCCGGGCCGCTTCCAATCATTGAACCTTGTTGGAATTTAGGATTCATTGAAAACATAAAATCTGTTTGAGCGAAGCCGTTAGTGGGGTTGCCTTCAATAGGAGTTTTTAAGTGTACATTGTCTCCACTTAACTTTACAGAATCTTTACCAAAAATACCGATTAGTTTTTGTGCGAATTCTTTTTTATCAATTTCTCGAGCATCCACTGACAAATCTAAATCGCCAGAATCTACTTTGCGTCCTGTAGTACCTAACCATTTGATAGGCACACCGGCTTCGTCTTTATCCAGAGTAAAATCAATGCCTGTTTCTTTTTCAAGATAAGCAATAGTGGCAGGGATCTGTTCCCTTTTAATTCTTTGGGTCAGCGGATTCTTTTCAGCATCTTTGAATACGTTACCGCCTTCTGTTAAGATATCATTCATCTTTAGATTCTTCTAGTTTTCTTTTTTGTCTACGTTCTTCGGAAATCTTACGAACTCCCCTGACAAACTTACTGGGATCTTGTCCTTTAATAGCATTGATCAATCTACGCTCTAGTTCATCTGCTTGTTCAGGATCATAATGCTTGTGCATACTTTCCAGCAGATTTATTGCAGAATTGATGATATTTGTAGCCCGACTTTCTATCAAAGCATCAGTACTCCGCACTTCCGCTATGCTGTTAAGTTCTTGTAGGATGCTTCTCGTTCTAAGTTTCATAAGGTATCCAAATTCTATACTATATTTAACAGATTAATACACGATAATAAACTATCTATTTTTATTTGTCAATCAGTCTAAAGTTGTGCGGTTGCACAACTCTCTTGCTAAATACTCAGTAGAAACCATGAGTGACTATACACATACAGAGGATACACAAATGAAATATATATCACAAAAGATGCTAGCCATCTTAGAACGTTTGGCAGAAATGTTTCCAAATAGTTCTTACCAAAGCCGCTTAGACGCTTATCTAAGCACCAAAGGCATTACCGATGCCGCACAGTTGGAAAACTATATCCAACAATTTAACCACTCTCAAAAGGAGCAATACCTATGAAAACGATTATCAACTACATTTGGTCAGTTATTGACTCATTCGGCCGTGCCCGTGCTGCGAGTTACTTTGCTCGTCAAGGCAACCACGAAGCAGCCAGACGAATAATGGCGGAATAAGTCTTGATTTATGCCTTCTAGGCATATATAATAATACATACACAAACACACAAGGAGAAGTTATGTTTTCACCAGTCTTTTACATTGAATCATTTCAAAACACAAAAAAGATCGTTACCGATCAAATTTTCAAAGATCCTGCCTTAAACAAAGCAGCACACGCATATATTGATGCACAAACACAATTTGCCAAGATGGCGGTAAACAATACCATCGACGTGGCTAAGTATTCCGTGGATTCCATTAGTAAACATTGGTTTCCAAAGAAGGAAGGTACCGCCTAAAGGTACAAGACATACACACACAAGGAGAAAATTATGTCAAATAATCAATTATTCACAGCACCAGAAATGAAAACACCTGAAGTTAAGTTTAATAAAAACGGTTACGAGATCCGTACAGAGATCTTAGAAATGGCCAAAGACTTAGTAGGTCAGGAATTCAGTTATAAGTTCCAAGGTTGGGAAATGTCAACCAAGCGTGACGAAAAAACTGGTCAGATCGTAACTAAAGTAGATATGCCTGAGTTTCCAGGTTTAGATAAAGTACTAGAGACTGCCGAAAAAATGTACGCATTTGTTAACAACGGCGTGAAGAAGTAATATTACGCTCATAGAGCAATATAATATAATAAAAAGAAACCCCCTTATATGGGGGTTTTCTTTTATCTAACTTTAGCAAGTTTGAAAAATCTAAGCATTTTTATATACTGCCAACCTATATCAAACTCCCAACTTTTTTGTTTGAAGTTAGCAGATGCACCATTGGCATGATGGTTGTTATGTAACTCTTCCCCGCCAATCCAAATAGCCCAAGGCCATAAGTTGCGGCTAGTGTCTTTGGTATCTGTATTGCGATATCCCCACCAATGGCTTAGCCCGTTAACTACTCCTGCTGCCCAGAACGGTATCCAAATCATTTGAATTCCCCACACTAACAGCCCCCACGGCCCAAAGAACAATAGGTCTATGACCAGTAATATAAGAATGCCTAGGCGGCTGTGTGCGGAGTATAACTTATGCTCAATCCAATCGTTAGGAGTGTCTTTGCTCAACGAATCAACCATTGCTGTATCTTTGCTGGCACTATGATAAAGAAATGCTCCACCAAATAATACTCTCCATATACCGTAGATCTGTGGGCTATGTGGATCTCCTTCTTGGTCTGAACGTTGATGATGTTTGCGGTGTATGGCCACCCATTGGCGGGTAACCATTCCTGTGGTTAACCAAAGCCAGGCTCGCATGAAATGTGCCACTGCTGGATGAAACTGTACTGCTCTGTGTGCTTGCGATCTGTGCAAGTAAAGAGTAACACAGGCTATGGTGATTTGTACCATCACCAAGGTATAGATAATTTCTGTCATTAATAATTTCCCGAGGATAAAACAATCTTGCAGATATGTTCTAATCTCTCAATATGTTCAAAGGATCGCCATGGCGACGAATCTATAGCCACAACCCCATGTCCTTTGATGCCAACTATATCATACTTAATCTCGCCCGTGCTAGGATTTAAACCCAACTTTTCATGACACTGATCGCCTAATTCTTGACTAATTGGCGGAACATCTCCTACGTTAGGTGCCACTCTAGTATAGCGACTAAGTTCTGGAAAATGTTTTGCAAGATCGCTCAATTCAATTCCAGCATGCATAGCGGCTACAATGTAAGTTGGGTGTATATGAGTAACTACTCTAACTTCATCATTATGTATTTCTTTTTGTAGACCAAAATGCAATGGCATTTCGCCTGTAGGTTTTAACCCAATGCTGATGTCGCTGTAGGGCATTTCTTCCCAGGTATAGTTAAATGTGCCTGTGCCCATTCCGCTATTAATATTTCTCCAGACCTTTATTTTTTTAAATTGATCGGGCTGCATAGTTTGTTTCCGCACACCACTCGGTGTAACGTAAAAGTGATCTCGATCGTGGTGGCGAATAGAGATGTTGCCGTCTCTACTGGTAATCCAATTTCGTTTATATGCTTCTACTAGAATATCGCAAATTGTTTCTAACATTCATGTTCCTTTTGTTCGTCAGTATTTATGGGCTTTAAAGGAGTTGACAAAATCATTAACTGGGTATATAATACTAGTATGAAAAAAATCATACTTACAGACGCAGACGGTGTTCTGCTAGATTGGGAATTTGCTTTTGGAGTTTGGATGGAACAACACGGATTCCAAAAAGCAGAAGATTCACAGTTCAAATACGATATTGGTAAACGATATGGCATTGAAAAAGATCAGGCCAAACGGCTAATCAAAATGTTTAATGAATCGGCGCATATGGGATTCCTTCCACCTTTGCGTGATGCTATGTTCTATGTAAAAAGACTACACGAAGAACACGGTTATCAGTTTCATTGTATTACATCAATGAGTTCGGATGAAAATGCACAGGAACTACGCAAAATGAATCTGCGTAAACTGTTTGGTGAAACTGCGTTTACCAAGTTCATTATTCTTGAAACTGGTGCTGACAAAGATGAAGCACTTGCTCCTTACAAAGGTAAAGGCTATTGGTGGATTGAAGATAAAATTACCAATGCTGTTGTAGGACATGAATTAGGATTGAAAAGTCTACTGGTTGAGCATGGACACAATATGGACTATGAACATCCAGAAATTCCTAGAGTAAAGAACTGGAAAGAAATCTACGAAAAGATTGTAGGCTAAATATTCCGGGGAGTAACTAACCAGCAGGGCTGGTTCTATATATCGTCAACACGGCAAAACATTGCCCGGTATATGGACAAAGAGGTGAGACCATAACTTTTCAAGGTAAATTATGGAACTCTTTACACTCCAAGCCCTTTGGGCATTTCTCGCTATCATATTGATAGACATTGTATTAGCCGGTGATAACGCTCTTGTTATCGGAATGGCGGCTAACAAACTACCAGACCACTTACGTAAGAAGGCAATCTTTTGGGGTACCTTTGGTGCCATTGCCATACGCTTCGTATCAGTTGCGGCATTAACATACTTACTGATGATTCCAGGACTACGTGCCATAGGCGCTGTGGCATTAATATGGATTGGTTGGAAACTAGTATTCAATCATGATGAACACAACATCGAAGCCAAGGATACATTCTGGGGTGCTATCAGTACTATTGTAGTTGCTGATGCTGTTATGGGCATAGACAATGCGCTAGGTATTGCCGCAGCCGCTAACGGAAGTTTTGTTTTAGTCATTGCCGGCTTATTAATCTCAGTGCCAATTATTCTGTTTGGCGCAACAATGGTCAGCAAGATTTTATCACGTTGGCCTGATACAGTATTTGTAGGATCATTTGTGCTGTTTGCCGTAGCAATGTT